GAGTTACAGGTGGAGTTACAGTAGGTCTTGGTGGTTTAACATACTCAAATATTTCAGAAAATGAACTACCGTCTATTATGGAAAAAGCAAAGGCTGCTGATATTCCTTTAAGAGTTATTGATGAAAGAATAAATCCAGAAGATTATCCTGTTTATAAAAAAGGTAGTGATTCTGCTAAGGCTTTTAGACAAGCACAAAGAGATGCTAAACAAGCAGGAGCAGATTTTTTTGAATATGAAGGAAGATCTTATAATACTACAGAAGTTCGTAAAGGAAAAGCTGAAGGTTCTATTATCTCCGAAGAAGATGAAGCAGCAGACCGTGCTAATAGAAAAGCAAAGCACACAGAGTATAGAAGTGGCCCTCGTTTTGGTGAGTTAGTTACTCAAGGTAAAAGCGAAGCAGAAGCAGAACAACAAGTAGAAGCAGAAGCCGATGAACAGTTTGGAGATGCTTATAGTTTTATGTCTCCTCAAGAAAAAGCTGAACTTGCTAGACAGTCCCAAGCTGAAGAAACCCGTAGAAGGGACAATGAGGCTAATGCAAATTTTTATCGACAAGGCAGAGCAGAAGGCTCTCTAATGATGCCAAAAGAAGGTATGCCAGTAGATACATACGACAACATTCCTCCAGAAGAAATGGAAGAAGCAATGGCTTCACAGCTTCCAGACGATGAGATGGAAGATGATTATTTTAGCTACGTCATAGATGAATCCCTTGACGATGATGAACAACAATATTTAGCAGGTGTATTACAAAACGATCCAAGACTATCAGATATATTGGATAAAGTAATTACAGTTGCTTCAGAGTTTTCAGGTGCTGGCGAAGTTGACGGCCCTGGAACTGGTGTATCAGACTCTATCCCCGCTCGTCTGAGTGATGGAGAGTTTGTTATTACCAAGAAAGCAACCGACCAGATAGGTGCAGACAATCTCCAAGTAATGATGGATGAAGCTGAACGTGCCTACGATGGCGGTTATCAAATGAAGGCTATTGGCGGTTATATGGAAGAAGACCCAGAAGAGCAAGATTCACCCCTCTCTCAGACAGACGAGGAAATCAAGAAGCTTATGATGGGTGCCAATAAGATGCCTAGCCTTCGATAATTTTTACGGCTACCTTGGTAAGACAAGCCCCATAAACTTGACGGAGTTAATATGGCTACCTTGCAAAGACACAAGCCCCGTAATGGAGATTGAAGATGTCAGAAGTACAAGAAGAAGTTAGTAACCCTTACAATGCTAGAAAGGAATGGCACACAGCAGATGCGCCAAGTCAAGGTTCAGCAGACGGGTTATTTTTTGAGCGACCACAGGCTACCCTCGAAGAAGAGGCCCCTGAGGAAAAAGAACCTCGAAAAAGAACTAACTATAAGAAAAGATACGATGATCTAAAAAAACATTATGATCAGAAACTTTCTGAATTTAAGCAAAAGGAACAGGAACTTTTAGCGCAAGCTAGGGCTGCTGAACCACAGTATCAACCACCTAAAAGTGTAGAAGATATTGAAAGCTTTAAAGAAGAATACCCTGATTTGTATAACACTGTTGAAACTGTAGCACATATGCAGAGTCAACGACAGGTTGCAGATCTAGAAGCACAGCTACAGTCCATGCGTCAGCGTGAGTCTGAAGTAATGCGACAAGATGCTGAACTTACGTTGAGAGAACGTCATCCAGACTTTGAGGACATCAGAGGAGATGAAAGTTTTCACGCATGGGCAGAAGAACAACCTGAGCAAATACAAGATTGGATTTATAATAATCCTGATAATGTTGCATTAGCATCAAAAGCTATTGATCTTTATAAATTAGAAACTGGCAAAAATCAATCAAAACAACAGCCCAGAAAGCAGTCTAGGGCATCAGCGGCTGACATGGTTTCAACTAAAACAACCAATGTCGATGCTGGACAGCCTAAAATCTGGACTGAACGGGAAATAGGAGCTATGTCTTTAGACCAGTTTGATAGATTTGAAGAAGATATTAAACAAGCAATGGTCGAAGGGCGCGTAGTTCCATAATTAAATTTGTGTTCTTAGGAGAATATTAACATGGCTTATAATCAATCAGATCAGTTTTTTGAACCATCAACAGATACCAATGCTAACTTTGGTAACTCTGTTTCAGGACAGAACAATTCGTTCTTCCTACCTAAAGTTTATTCCAAGCAGGTACTAAACTTTTTCCGTAAGTCTTCTGTAATTGAAGCAATCACTAACACTGACTATGCTGGCGAGATTGCTGCATTCGGTGACAGTGTACGGATCATCAAAGAGCCTACGATTACTGTTTATCAGTATGAGCGTGGTCAAGATGTAACAGCTACTAAGCTGACCGACCAAGAAGTAACAATGGTTGTAGATACAGCTAACGCATTTAAGTTTATCGTAGATGATATTGAAACCAATATGTCTCACGTTAACTTCCGTGACGTTGCAACCTCTTCAGCAGCTTACGCATTGCGTGATGCTTTTGACGAAGGTGTATTAGCATCTATGTTCAGTGGTGTTTCAGCAGCTAGTCCTAATCATATTCTTGGTTCTGACAATGCTACTGACCTTGCTGCTGGTACTTTTGACGGTACTGGTAACTTAGACCTTGGTTTTGCTTCAGGTGAGCATGACCCTCTAGATATTATGGCACATATGGCGCGTTTGCTAGATGAGTCTAATATCCCAGAAGAAGGCCGCTGGTTTGTTGCTAGTCCTGAGTTCTACGAAGTACTTTCAAGCTCTAACTCTAAGCTACTGTCTGTAGACTACAATGCTGGTCAGGGTTCAATCCGTAATGGTTTGGTAAGTTCTGGTAAGCTTCGTGGTTTTGATATGTACAAGTCAAATAACATTCCTTCAGTATCTAATGCTGCTGGTCAATGTATGGCTGGTCATATGTCTGCTACGGCTACGGCTCAGACAATCACAAGCACTGAAGTCATCCGTGACCCAGATAGCTTTGGTGATATTGTACGTGGTCTTCACGTTTACGGTGCTAAGGTACTGCGACCAGACGCTCTGGTTTCAGCCTTCTACGGTATCGACTAGACCTTTTAGGATGGGGCTGCTTCGGTGGCCCCTTTCCTTTTTTATTGGAGATAAAAATGCCACAGCTTGGTTCAGATGCAAAGCCTATGATGTTAAGAAGTACTATTGCTGGTAAAGGCAGTAGAGTTCGTAAAGGTAGTAACTATGCACGTTACAAAGATAATTTTGATAAAATTTTTAATAAAGACTCTGACCCTGAATGCTCAACAGAGTTAGAAGGTGCTAGAGCAATTAGTAAAACTTTTTCAATGGGGCAAGATTAATGAAGTATAAAGAAAATAAATATACAGGCAGAAACCTTATGATGAGTAAAGGAAGTAAGGTTAAATATAATAAAGGTGGCTATGCTTCTGTACAAGATATGGAAAAGATGTGTGGCAGTAAGACTGTCAAGCAGTCAGTAAAATGAAAGTAGCTGCACCTAAGGGTTATCATTGGATGAAGGCTGGTAAGTCTTATAAGCTTATGAAAGATCCTAAAGATGGTTTTAAAGCGCATAAAGGTGCAAGTAAGTCAGCAACCTTTGAGATTCAAAAGGCACATAAATAATGGCAACATATCTAGAGTTAACTAATGAACTCCTACGGGAGATGAATGAAGTAGAGCTTACAAGTTCTAACTTTACTTCTGCTGTGGGTATTCAACAACACGTTAAAGATGCTATCAACAGAGCATATCTAGATATAGTTAATGAAGAACCTCAATGGCCTTTTCTTGCTGCTGACCTTAGCGGTGAAACAGATCCTATGTACGGTAATGTATATGTAGAAACAGTAATAGGGCAGCGTTGGTATACACTGAAACCTACTAGCTCTTCTCTTACTACTGACTATGGCTATATTGATTGGAATAACTTTTACTTGACTACTGTTGGCGTTACTGATGAGACTGCCCCTTATATAGCACGTAACCTAAGATTTATGTCTACAGATGACTGGAAGGACTACAGAAGAATCTCTGAAAACCTAGACGATGCAGATTCTCAAAACTATGGTGTGCCTAACAGTGTAATTAAAAGTCCAGACAATCGTAAGTTTGGTTTAAGTAACATACCTGATAAAGTTTATCGTGTATGGTTTTATGCTTATGTATTACCTACAGAGCTTTCAGCTTTCAGTGATGAAACTGTATTCCCAAATACTTATAAGCCTGTATTACTTAATAGATCTAGATATTATATTTATCAGTTTAAAGAAAGCCCACAGTTTTCAGCCTTTGCTTTAGAAGATTACAAGCGTGGCTTACGTCTAATGAAGAGTAACTTGATGACTCCTAATCCGGGCATACTTACTGATGATCGCATGAGGTTTGTTTAATGTCACAGCCGTTTGGTCTATCAGCTAAAGGTGGTTTATACACAAGCCTTAACCAGCTTGAAATGCTTCAGCAACCCGGTATTGCTTCTAAGCTTGTAAACTTTGAAGTAGATATTAATGGTGGCTATAGGCGTGTAAATGGCTTTAATGCTTTTGGCGGTACTAGTGCTGCACGGCCTAATGGTGATACTAAAATATTAGGTATTAGAGGCTATGCTGATGGTGTAATAGTTTGTGCAGGTACTGGTATATTTTTTAGTCAGGATGGTACTTCTTGGATTTCTATCTCTAAGTCTAGTGTACACAGCAGTGGTGACAACTACTCTACTTTTACAGGCCGTACAGATTTAGCACGTACTAATCAAGCAGTAACTAGCTTTGCATTCTTTGAAGGTCTTTCAGACTATGGTGAAATTATTATATGCGATGGAGTAAATAAGCCTTATTTCTTCAGAATGGAAGGTACTGGTGTTTTAACTTCTCGTACTTTCTTTGCAGGTGAAATTACTGTTTCTGGCTCTGTTGCTCCAGCAGTAGGTACTATACACGATAAGCACTTAGTGGTTGCTGGTGCAGGTTCTACATCTAATACAATTTATTACAGTCACACAAATGATCCTGATAACTTCTCAGGAACTGGTGCAGGTTCTATTGTACTTGAAGACCAAGTAGTAGGACTAGCTAGTTTCCGTAGTGACTTAATTATCTTTTGTCGTAATAGTATTTTTAAACTTTTAAACATTAATGATTCTAATAATATTACTGTTCAACCTATTACAAAGAACGTAGGTTGTTTAAGTGCTGGCAGTATTCAGGAAATTGCAGGTGAC